GGCGGTGTATTGTGGTGATATCCTGTCGAACAATTACGGTACGGGATGGAGCTTGGCCAGCGATGGGACATACAGTTACCGAAAGGGTGTTTCAGGTACCTTCCAGTGGGCTGTAAAGAGTGATTTTATAACTTATAACTATACCCTTGAGGTTGTTAATGGAATTGTCGTTAAGATGACATATATCTAAAAATAAAGGATATGAAAGTAAATTTTAATGTGTATTTTAAGGATTTCGACGGTAGCGTGCTGTTGATTGATAAGAAACCCCAGTGTATGGGAGTCATAGTCTCCCAGTGCCTGTTCAACGGTACCGGTTTCCGTCCGAGCGGTAATATTCAGACGGATAATGAAAGGAAATTACATGCTTACAGTCTTTGCATGAGGATTATGGGTTCCGATGCGGATGTGGATCTGACATCGGAGGATGCGGTTTTGATAAAGGAAGCTGTCACCGGTCTTACTCCGGGCTGTTATTCCCAAATAGTGAAACAGATAGAAGGGTAATGGAGGATTAGCCATGACAAATGCGGAAAAACAGGAGATCCTGAACGCTATCAAGGCCGAGAGCCAGAGCGTTGATGAACTTGTGGAGGTCAGCTCCCTTGACAATATCAAAAGTCTCCCCGCCCTTCGCGGCAGTGAGCTGGTGAGTGCTCCGCTCACCCTTTTGCGTAAACCGGCCGATGATGCCGCTGCCACGGCGAATGCGTCTGCCACGAAAGCGGATAATGCTGCGGCTTTGGCGAATAAAGCTGCGGGTATGGCGTCTGATGCGGCCGGTACCGCCAATCAGGCTGCTGAAACTGCAAATTCCGCTGCGGCAGCGGCATCCGCGGCTGCGAAACAGGCGGAGGATGCCGCCGCCGGTGTGAACGACGGTTTGGTCGGTGGCATGACGGCCGTCCCTGATGAGGAGAACGACACGGTGAAACTCACCCTGCTGGGGAAGACCGGGACGGAGATTGCCTCCGTTGATATTCCCGGTGGTACGGGCGGTGGCGGTAACACGTATAATGTGACGGCGGAAGTCCCTTTGGAGAGCGGTTATTATGTCCTTTCCTCCGCGATCGGTGCCGTGGATGAGAAATACCGTTACAAGGGCCGTTGCATCACCTATGAAGTCTCGCAGGGCAAATGGGAGACCAAACAGTTCGTGGGGACAAGTCTGTCGAGCTGGGAGCAGGAGGCGAGCTGGGAGGACTTCGGCGGTGCCGGAACGATGAAGAGCCTGACGGTGAACGGCGAGAAGAAAGTTCCCGACAGCGAGGGCAACGTGGATCTGACCATCGACAAGCTGGAAGTGGACGAGAGCCTGGATGCCGACAGTACCAATCCCGTCCAGAACAAGACCGTCGCCGCCAAATTCCAGGAGGTGGAAGCCGGTACCGTGTTCGGCATGAGCGCGGAAGTGAGCGACGACGAGAGCAGTGTCCGCCTTGCGCTGACCAACAAGAGCGGGGCGGAGATCGCGAGCGTTGACATCCCGGCCGGCAGCGGTGGCGGCGGTGAGTCCTCCACCACCAAGATCGTGCTGCTTGCCGAGACCGACAAGAAAACCGTGAAGGAAGGCGGAGCGGTGAAACTTACCTATACCTATGACCACCAGGTTGCCGGCGGTGATGACAAGGGTAGCAGTACCGGACAGAAAGCGACCGTCACCATCCAGGTGAAGCGCGGGACGACCACCACTTATTCCTCCTCGCTGAAGGAAGTGAGCAAGGGTACCTATACCCTTGACCTGACCAAATACCTGCTGGTGGGCACGAGCGATATCTACGTCATTGCCGAGACTACCGATCCCACCACGGGCAAGGCGCAGAAGAAGCAGGCGTACGTGAGCGTGAAGAGCGTCACCCTGTCCCTTTCCTGCGGTTACAACCTGGCGGCCACCATCCAGAACGGCGGTTACGGTACCTATGATTCCGCGAGTATACCCTACGCCGTGAGCGGTACCGGCACGAAAACCGTCAGCCTGTACGTGGACGGTGTACAGCAGAACGCGCATACGGTCACCCGCAGCGGCACGACGAACGGCAGTTTCGAGGTTTCCATGACCGGCCTGTCCGTGGGGCGGCATACCGCCCAGCTGGTGGCCGAGATGGAAACTGACGACCTCACGCTGAAAAGCGAGAGCATCCATATCGACCTGCTGAAGGCCGGAACCGGCGCGCCCTTCATCGGTTTGAAGCTCATTCATGCCGACGGGCATGTCCTCGGACGGGACGAGCATCTGGAGCCGGTCCTTGAAGCCGGCCGCTACGAGAAGCTCACTTTCGACTGGGTGGCCTATGATCCCGACCGTGTGCCCGCTGAAGTGGAGTTCTGGAAAAACGGCGTCAAGAGCAGTACCGTGAGCGCTCCCCGCAGCATGATGACCTACAGTAACCGGTTTACCGAGGAAGGCACGCAGACGCTTGTCCTGAAAGCCGGTCCGACCGGGTACACTTTGCGCATCGACGTGGGTGAGAGCGGTATCGATATCAGCGAGGCCACCTACGGCCTGGCGGTCAAGCTTGACGCGGCGGGCCGCAGCAACGGGGAGAGTAACCCCGGAACATGGGAGTCGAACGGCGTGGAGACCACGTTCGAGGGTTTTGACTGGAGCAGCAACGGCTGGACGGGTGAGGCGCTGAAGCTGACCAACGGTGCGAAAGCCGTCATCGGCTACCGGCCCTTTGCCACCGATGTGAAAAGTACGGGGCTGACCATTGAACTGACCCTCCGGGTAAGCAATCCCACTGACAGCGATACCGCAGTTGTGGACTGTCTCGACAGTGGCAAGGGGCTTTATATCACCCCTTCGGAAGCGAGTTTCAAGACCGGTGAGAAAGTGTCCTATACCAACGAGGACGACGAGCTGGTGGAGCGTGAGATCAAGCTGGGCACGAATTATGTGGAAGACCGGTGGATCAAGGTGGCCCTCATGGTGGGTACCCGCAATGAGAGCCGTCTGATGGAGCTTTATGTGGACGGCAACCGTACCGGTGCCGACATCTACGACAACGCCTTCAGCTTCCGCCAGGACAATCCGAAATATATCACCATTGACAGCGCCGGGGCGGACGTGGAGGTAAAGAGCGTGCGTATCTATACCCGCCGGTTGAGTGACGACGAGGAACTGGAGAACCGGATGGTGGACAGTGCGGACGGTGAGGAGATGATCGCGCTGTACGAGGAGAACGATATCCTGGGTGATACCGACACTGTGGATATGGACAAGCTGCGTGCCAAGGGCAAGGGGGTGCTGCGTATCGTGCGCCAGAACAAGCTCGATGACGTGTATGCCGAGAACAACAAGAAGACGGACTTTTCGGCGGATATCTTCTATTACTCCCCTTTCGGATCCGAATACGACTTCGTGCTCCGTGACTGTTATATCCGTATTCAGGGTACCAGTTCCACGAAATATCCGAGCAAGAACATCCGTATCTATATCAGCAAGGGCGGCACGAACCTTAGCTTCACCGTTGGCGGCAAGGAGCAGGCGGAAAAGAAATATCCCGTCCGTCCCGGTGGCATCGCCATGAACCTGATCTGTCTGAAGAGTGATTATTCCGACTCGTCCATGTCGCTGAACACAGGCGGTGCCAAACTGTTCAACGACGTGCTGAAGGAGATGGGGCTTCTCACCCCTCCGCAGCGTTACCAGTACGAGACGGGCGGCAGCGATTTGAACGCGGTCACCGTGCGTACCGCTATCGACGGTGTGCCTATCGACATGTTTGTGGCGGCTGCGGAGGACGGCGAGAACAACTATGTGGGGCAATACAACTTCAACAACGAGAAAAGCAAGAGCGGCGACCTGTTCGGCCTTAGTGGCGTGGAGGGTTACGATCCTGCCTGTCCCCTCACTCTGGAAATGCTGAACAATACCGAGGCCATGTGCCTTTTCAAGACCACAAGTGACGCTCATCTGGAGGAGGTGTTTGATGCCGGTGCCGAGACCAACGTTCCGGATGATGTGAAATGGGCGGGCCTTGACGAGTCGCAGCGTACGGCCGTGAAACGGCTGTACGCATGGATACGCTCGTGTGTTCCGGACGGTGCGACGAGCGCCGACCTCTCCACTTTTAAGAGCGAGAAGTTCAGGGACGAGATAAGTGACTATTTCGACAAGGCTTTCCTGCTGACGTATTACCTCTGGACGGACTATTTCCTTGCCGTTGACCAGCGTGCGAAGAACATGATGCTGCGCACGTGGGACGGCCTGATATGGTACATCACCTACTACGACGGTGATACCCAGATGGGAAAACGTAACGACTGTTTCCTGGTGTATGACTACACCACCGACCGCGACACTTATGACGCCGAGGCCGGGAAATATGCCTTTGAAGGCCGTGACAGCTGGCTTTGGAACCTCGTTCTGGCCAACCTGGACGCTGACCTGAAGACACAGGCGCAGGCTCTTCGCGGTGTACTTACCACCAGCCGTGTCCTGGACATGCTGAACGTGGAGCAGGCGGGCAACTGGTGCGACCGTGCCTATAACAAGAGCGGCGAGCTGAAGTACATCCTGCCCGCCACGCAGGAGATGTACGGCAAGGTGTGGCCGTTCATCTACGCCCTTCAGGGCAGTAACCGTGCGCACCGTGAATATTTCGTGCGTAATCGTTTCGCCCTTCTGGATGCTAAGTACGGCACGAGCAATTTCACCAGTGACAACATCGACCTCTATCTGGCACGTACGGCTGCTGACACCCCCGACGTGCTGAAGATTACGGCCAACGAGGTTTATGCTTTCGGCTACGGTACGAACAACAGCCCGAATATAGGGAATACCGGCATCATCAAGAAAGATGCGGCTGCGAGCCTTTCCATCACCGGTGCCTATACGGTGAACGATCCCTTGAGGGTTTATGGCGCGAGCCGTATGAAGGTGCTGGATATGAGCGGGGCCGCCGACCACCTGAAAAACGCTTTCGACCTGGGCAAATGTACCGTGCTGCGCGAACTGAACCTTCAAAGTTCCGGCAACGGCAGTACCGGCTGGTGGTTGAACATCGGCAACTGCAAGCAGCTACGTAAACTCAACCTTCGTAACCAGGCACAGGCGAAAACCGGGGGAAGTACCAGTACCGAGCTGGATTTGAGTGCGCAGACCAAGCTGGAAGAACTTGAGGCCCGCGGTACGCAGGTGCAGAGCGTGGTGCTAGCCAAGGGTTCTCCCGTGACGCTGCTCCACCTTCCCGGTACACTGACCAGCCTCCGTCTGGAATATCTGGGCAGACTGACCACCGGCGGGCTGACATTGGAAAGCTACAGCAAGGTGAAGACCTTCATCTTTGACAGTTGTCCAGGTATTGACTGGGAAACCCTGCTGGGCCGTTGCACGGGTGTGGAACGTATCAGAGTAACCGGTATTGACCGCGAGGATGACGGTACGTGGCTGGATAAGTTTGTCGGGATGGGCGGTGTGGATTCCGATGGCAACACTACGGACACGTGCGCCTTGGTGGGTACGGTACAGCTCACGCGCTACATTGATGACGATACGTACAGCGCTCTGAAGGCGCACTTCCCGGAACTGAATATCCGGCAGCCGGAATACACGATGATCGAGTTCGACGACGAGGTATCGGATGACGCGAACGTGAGCAACCTTGACAACGGTACCGGCTACAAGTATGACAACGCGTATGAGGTGAGCGGTCATATTTCCGCCATCCTGAAGCAGCGTCACCGTGTACTTGCTAAAGTGACTAAAAAAGCGACGACGCGGGGTGTGAACATGGCGAACGTTGATACCACGGTGAACAACCTGGACGGTGAGATGACCTACTACCCGCTGGACGACACGGACAGCAACAAGTACGCCGACGGCACGGCTGCCAGACTGGACGGCACTGAAGGTGACTGGATGATGTACGAGCCCTTCTTCTGGAGCAAGGGTATCAATGATTACCTGAACGGCAAGCATTACTCCTGTTACAGCAGTAACGGTTCGGATAACATGCCTTCCGTTCCGGATGCTGACGTCCTTACGCTTGACGACATTAAGGGCACGAGTGGCGGTTATCTTTCCGGTCGTAAGATCATGAGCGGAAAGGATACGCTTTCGAACAGCTACAGTACTGACAGTACGTATTCGGTATGCAAGGTGAACGTGGACGGTTACAAGCGTGTGCGTTTCCCGAGCGTTCCCGGTACAAGCCTTGTCGGAAGCATTTTCACAGACGATTCCGGCACGGTCATCAGTTCAATCGTCGTCCCTACCTTGAGCAACAAGTTCGAGGCCGGTATGTACCTGATTGCCGATGTTCCGGAGGGTGCCACTGCTCTTCACTTCTCCATTCTGAACACGGCAGAGTTCGATAAGGTTGTCCTTTCTAACAGTGACAGGATCGAGGATATGGAACCCGAATGGGCGCCTAATGACGAGCACTTGTGTGCCGTTGTGGGCAGCAGTGTTGTCGGTTCCAAACTTCGCGCCTGCATTACCGGCGGGAGCACTACGGCGAGCATGACCTGGGCTGATTTCCACTATTACAGTGTCCAGCGCGGTATGCAGCAGATTGATGCCCTTATGCACTCGCGCATCGCGAATCTTTTCTACGCGAAGTACGGTCGTCGTGACAGCCAGGAACAATGCGGCGCGGGCTCTCACACGAACAACCGTACTACGGGTGGTACTGCCAGCCGCGGTATGACGGACACGATCGGCTACGAGGAAGCCTCCTCAATCAACCCTAATGTGACGAACAGCCTGATAGAAAACTCCGTCCACCAGTATGCGTGGTACCGTGAGAAGGATGACTACGGCGGGGCCACGGTTACGCAGGTGAATAATATTTGCTGCCTTGGCTACGAGGACATCTATGGTCATAAATATGACATGATGGACGGCGTGGATCTTCCTAATGACACGGGCAATTCCGGGAAGTGGCGCATCTGGATGCCTGACGGCAGTACCCGCCTGGTTAAGGGTTCCGTGAGCTCCGGTATCTGGATTACCGCCGTGGCGCATGGCAAATATATGGACGTGATTCCGGTGGGTTCCGTTTCGGGTTCCTCCTCGACAAATTACTGCGACATCTACTACATATCCACTGCCTCCAGCCGTGTGGTCTATCGTGGCTACGGCTACGCGAACCCGCTTGGCGGTGTGTCGATGTCGAGTGCGAGCAGCGATTCCTCGTATACGGGCACGAGCATCGGTTCTCGTCTGGCCTTCCGCGGCCGGCTCGTCAAGGCGTCGAGCGTCGCTGCGTTCAAGTCGGTAAGCGAGGTGGCATAAGCGGCAGCGTAAAGCGTCAAAGCGGGAGCGAAGCGACAAAACGTCCGGTGTTTCCCGATGAGGGGAACACCGTTCTTTACGGGCGTAAGCCCGTCGAATTTTTTGTTGTTTCCAGGTTTTGTACCAGTTTGTTAAATAATAATTTATGAAAAATCGTACTTTTGCATTCAAATTAAAAGGTGGCGCTTCCCCATAAGCCGTGTGGTTTATCGTGGCAACAACAACGCGAACCCGAATGGCGGTGTCTCGATGTCGAATGCGAACAACGATTCCTCGAATACGAACACGAACATCGGTTCTCGTCTGAACAACAATCGAAAAGAAATTTTAATCGGCGTACAACACCGGGGACTTGTCCCCACCGTGGTGCCGAGGGAAGCAAGCCTCAGTAACAGCAGCCTTTTTGGGCTGGAAAACTGAAAAATAAAGTGTCGGGAGGGTTCGGTAGGCCGGAAACGGTTCGAAGAAGCAGTGCCCGGGGGATTGAAGGCCCCAAAATGGAAAACAAAGGAAATATGCACAGAGCAGGTTTTGTAATTGAGGAGATCGTGAAGCCTTCCAACATGTCGGAGTCATTCAATCAGGTCCTTCGCGGCAGGAGGCGTAAACGCAGCCGCCAGGGACGCTACCTGCTTGCGCATAAACCCGAGGTGTTGAAGGAACTGACCGCGCGTATCTCGGACGGTACTTTCCGTGTGAAGGACTACCGTGAGCGCGAGATTTTCGAGAGCGGCAAGTTGCGTCGTATTCAGGTAATCCCTATGTACGACCGTATTGCCGTACATGCCATCATGACGGTAGTGGACTGCCATTTGCGGAAGCGTTTCATCCGCACCACCTCCGCCAGTATCAAGAAACGGGGGATGCACGACCTTTTGGCGTATATCCGCCGCGACATGGTTGAGGATCCGGACGGCACGCGGTACTGTTACAAGTTCGACATCACCAAGTTTTACGAAAGTGTGAAGCAGGATTTTGTGATGTATTGCGTGAACCGCGTGTTCAAGGACAAGAAACTCATCGCCATGCTTGACAATTTTGTCCGGTTGATGCCTGACGGGTTGAGTATCGGCCTGCGTAGCTCGCAGGGCTTGGGTAATTTGCTTTTGTCTGTGTTTTTGGACCATTATTTGAAGGACAGGTATGCCGTGCGTCATTTCTACCGCTATTGTGATGACGGCGTCGTACTGGGCAAAACGAAAGCGGAATTGTGGAAGATTCGTGATGCCGTCCATGGGCATATTCAGCGTGTCGGTCTCCGGGTAAAGGGGAACGACCGTGTGTTTCCCCTGGGCGAGGGCATTGACTTTCTGGGATATGTGACTTTCAGTGCGGACCATGTCCGCCTTCGCAAGCGCATCAAGCAGAAATTCGCCCGAAAGATGCACGAGGTAAAATCGAGAAAAAGGAGGCGTGAGCTGATAGCGTCGTTCTACGGGATGGCCAAGCACGCCAACTGTCATACGTTGTTTAAAAAATTAACAGGCAAAGACATGAGATCATTTAAAGACTTGAACGTCGCTTATAAGCCCGAAGATGGCAAAAAGCGATTTCCCGGTGTAGTGGTAAGCATCCGGGAACTGGTAAATTTACCGATTGTGGTGAAGGACTTCGAGACAGGCATCAAGACCGAGCAGGGAGAAGACCGCTGTATCGTGGCCATCGAGATGAACGGCGAGCCGAAAAAGTTCTTCACCAACAGCGAGGAGATGAAGAACATCCTCTCGCAAGTGAAGGAAATGCCCGACGGTTTCCCGTTCGAGACCACCATCAAGACGGAAACCTTCGGCAAAGGTCGAACCAAATATGTATTTACATGACATGAAACGAGTTGAAGGAACATCCGGGGTAAGGCTGCTGGAATGCGTGAACCCGGTGAAGAACACGTGGCGCGTCCGTTGGGACGTGCGGGAGAAAGAGGACGGTTCCGCCGACTATATGGAGGAGAACTTTTTAGGGAAGCCCTCCGGTGAGATAATAAGAACCGTTATTCTGGGCTGGTACAACGAACAGATTGACCGGGAGATACTTTCCGGCTTTATTTACGAAGATATGCCGGTGTGGCTGTCGAGCGAGAACCAGTTCAACTATAAGGCGGCCCATGACCTTGCCATACAGACCGGTGGCGCAACGCTTCCGGTGACATTCAAGTTCGGGACGGATGAGGAACCCCGGTACCGGACGTTCGGGGAACTGGAGGAACTGACGGACTTCTACACGAAGGCCATGAAGCACATCCAGGATACACTGGTTGACGGCTGGAAGAAGAAAGACGCTTTTGATCCGGAGAAGTACCGGGTGGAATAAATCCTTCGGGGGAGGATAAGAAAAAAGCCCCCGGCCTGTTAAAAATCATCTCACCTACTTTTAACAACAAGTACGCCGAAACGCACGACCGGGGGCAAATACCCCTGTCGCGTTTCGGCCTTTTTTATTATTGTTGCAAAGTAAGTGAGATGGCGCAAAGATACAAAAAATATATTTTATGAAAGTGATTGAGATACTAAACTTTAACCGGGAACTGTTGAAAAGGCTTCAGGCAGCCGGTATCCGTCTGGAGGATGCCCGGTATATCGACCTGTATGTGGACTATACCCGCCTGCTGGATCAGGGTGAAAAAGTCTCGTATGCTGTGGCCGTATTGTCCGAAAAGTATTCGGTGAGTGAGCGCAAGGTTTATGCCCTTGTGAAACGGTTTCAGAGTGACTGCAAGACGCTTGCAGTGTGAACGGGTTGTTTTATGCCGTAGGGAGTGCCGTTTCCCCTTATCTTTAGGGTGTTTCAAATTTAGAAGGAGGAAATGGCTATGAACAAGTATTACTGTATTCTGGACAAGATTCTTGCCACGGGAAAAACGCAGACCAACAAGAAGGGAAACATACAATACCTTCTGAACGAGCAGCTCTCGCTGACACCGGCGGACCTGCTTGACATATTCGAGGGGCATAATATCGCCCGCAAGAAACTCCGCAGCGAGCTCCAGCTGTTCATGCAGGGGGAACGTAATGTGGAGAAGTACCGGGAGGCCGGCATCAACTGGTGGGATTATTGCGGTTCTATCCTGGTGAACAGTTACCCCACCTATTTCGAGAAGCTGCCCCCATTGATAGCGAAAATCAACCGGGAGAAGCGCAACAGCAAGAACTACGTGCTTTTCCTGGGTGAGACCGGTGCCGAGAGCAACCAGGCGCCCTGCCTGAGCCTGGTGCAGTTCCAACTGGACGGTGGTGAACTGGTGCTGTCCGCCTACCAGCGCAGCAGTGACGCGAACCTCGGGCTGCCCTCCGACATCTATCACCTTTACCTGATGGCCCGGCAGATAGAACTTCCCCTGAAGTCGATCACCCTCTACCTGGGCAATGTACATATCTACGAGAATAATATCCCGGGCACCCGTGCGCTGATCGCCGGAGACGAGACGGTCCGCTTCGGGCTGAACGTGTAGTTTGCTGTATATGTCTTGCAGCGGGAACAGTTCATGTTTCCCGCTGTTTTTCGTTTATTCTGGGGACCTTTGCGGCCGTTTTAAAGCAGAATGAAATGAAAAAGATGTATTTGTCCGCCCCGCTTCCTTTCGTGGGGCAGAAACGCATGTTTGCGAAGGAATTTATCAAAGTGCTGGGACAGTTTCCGGACAGCACCGTGTTTGTGGATCTGTTTGGTGGATCAGGCCTGCTGTCGCACATCACCAAATGTGTCAGACCTGATGCCACCGTTGTATATAACGACTTCGACAACTACCGCCGGAGGCTTGCGAATATCCCGGCCACCAATGTGCTGTTATCCGATTTGCGCTGGATAGCTGAAGGGGAACCCAGAAATAAACGTATAACCGGGGAGGTTTGTGAAAAAATGTTTGCCCGTATTGAGAGGGAGGAAAAGGAACGTGGCTATGTGGACTATATCACGCTGTCCTCGTCCCTGCTGTTTGCCATGAGGTATATGCTCTCCCTGGAAGATATGAGGAAGGAGACACTTTACAATAATATCCGGCAGACAGACTATCCCGAAGCAAAGGATTATCTGGAAGGACTGACTATAACCGGCGAAGACTACAAGGAAGTGTTCAAACGTTACAAGGATGTTCCGGGTGTGGTGTTTCTGGTTGATCCGCCGTACCTCTCCACCGAGGTGGGTACTTACAAAATGTATTGGCGTCTGGCTGACTATTTGGACGTGCTGACCGTTTTGAAAGGGCATCCGTTCGTGTACTTCACCTCGAACAAATCCTCCATCCTGGAACTGTGCGACTGGATAGACCGGAACCCATTTATCGGTAGCCCGTTCAAGAACTGTCGGAAAGTGGAGTTCAATGCGCACATGAATTATAATTCCAAGTACACGGACATGATGCTGTACACAAAGCCGGATGAAGTGTCGGGTATAGCAGCTTAA